GGGACGAAGATGTTGTAGAGCCAGAAGGCGATGCAGAGGAAGCAATCCCAGCAAAATTAGATGATCTAGAAGCCGCAGTAGAAGAACTCAAAGCAGAATTTGATAAGTTAATGGCAGGTGATGATGACGTGCCAGCTGAAGATGAAATGGACGATGTAGAAGCAGAAATTGGAATGGGCGACGAGTTAGGAATGGAAGTTGCACCAGAAGAAGAAGCAATCCGTTACGAATCTAAAGAAGAAGATGATGACGCTGAAGAGTTAGACGAAGCTGCAAAGTTGTCCGCAGTAAAAGCGGCCAAGATGGGCGACGATGGCGATGCAAGTGCTAAGTCAACTATTGGCAATACCGCAAATAATCCCGGACTAGTTGCAGGTGGTAATCCTGTAGACTTTGCAGGCGGCGATGAAAAAGGCGGTTCAGCAGATAAACCTGCCGAAGGCATGACAACAAATCAAGACGCTAAATTATCAGCAGGCCCAAAAGCCGAAGCTGGTGACAAGTCCGATAAGGGTGCTGGTAGCCTCCTTAAGGACAAACGGTAACATATGACAATGCAACCATTATTTGAACGTCTAACACCTAACCAAACTAAAATGATAGTTGAAAAACGTGATCGTGAAGACGGTGACGGTAAAGATCTTTATATGAAAGGGATCTTTATTCAAGGTGGCGTTAAGAATCAAAACGATCGTGTTTATCCCATTCAAGAGATAGGCAAGGCTGTTGAGACAATTAACGAACGCTTACAAGAAGGACAAACAGTCCTCGGTGAAGCTGACCATCCTGAAGAATTGACTGTTAATTTAGACCGGGTTAGCCACATAGTTGAAGACATGTGGATGGATGGTCCTAATGGGTATGGGAAGTTAAAAATTATTCCGACACCTATGGGGAACATTATATCAACATTACTTGAAAGTGGAGCAAGATTAGGTGTATCAAGTAGAGGTAGCGGTAACGTAAATGAAAGCGGACAAGTGTCTGATTTCGACATCGTTACAGTAGATATTGTTGCCCAACCAAGTGCACCAGAAGCATATCCAAAAGCAATACGCGAAAGTTTATGGAATATGCGTGGCGGTTATGGCATGTATAATTTAGCAGAAGCAATGATTAATGATAAAAAAGCTCAGAAATATCTACAAGAAGGTATTATGAAGTTTATTGAGGAATTGAACAAGAAGTAAAGGGAGAATATTATGGCCGAAGCACTTAAAGAATTACTTGAAAGCGATCTCCTAGATGAGAATACAAAGGCCAGTATTCAGTCAGCATGGGAATCAAATTTAACCGAAGCTCGAGATGCATTAGCAATTGAGTTAAGGGAAGAGTTTGCTGACCGCTATGAAAACGACAAGGGACAACTTGTCGAAGCAATGGACAATATGCTTACTGATGCTATTAAAACAGAAATCGCAGAGTTTGCAGACGACCGTAAGGGTTTAATCGAAGCTCGCGTTCAGTATAAACAGAACGTGAAGGAACATACAACAGCCCTTTCTAGTTTTGTAATGGAAGCATTACGAAATGAAATCGTTGAACTCCGCGAAGATCGTAATAAGCAATTCGACAATTTTAATAAACTTGAGGGTTTTGTGCTAAAGCAACTTTCTAACGAAATTGCAGAATTTAACGATGATAAGAAGTCTCTCGCAGAAGCAAAAGTTAAGTTAATTGCAAGCGGACGTCAAAAACTTGACGAAGCAAAGCAAAACTTCATTAGGCGTGCAGCTACAACAGTCGAAAAGGTTGTTGAAGATGTACTACGCAATGAAATGACACAACTTAAAGAAGATATCAAAGCAGCCCGAGAAAATAATTTCGGACGCAAGATTTTCGAATCTTTTGCAACTGAGTATATGGCTTCATATCTCGCAGAAGGCACAGAAATTCGCAAGCTCAATAGTCATATTGAGAAGCAAGAAAAGAATATTACCTCCCTTACAGAATCCAAAGACACAGCAGACGTTGAGGTTAAGAAACTTAACCACAAGATCAACCGTGATAAAATCATGGGCGAACTGCTTACGCCTTTGGCTAAGAGTAAGAGGGGTATTATGGAAGAGTTACTTGAAAGTGTTCAAACAAAGAACCTTAAGGGTAGTTTCCAAAAATACTTGCCTGCTGTACTTAATGAGACAACAGGTAAGCGTGAAACTTCTAAAGTTACACTCACTGAAAGAACTGGTGATAAAGTAACACAAAAAGAAGAGACACAACAAGATGCAAATAGTGGAAACATTATCCATCTAAAAAAATTAGCAGGTATAAAATAAGGAGTATTTACAATGGCAGAAAACCTAACAGAGAGTCAAAACTGGGGAGCCACTAAAGAAGCTCTAATGGAAGGACTAAATGGTCAGCGCAAGCAAACCATGGACGTTATCCTAGAGAATACAAAATCATACCTTGCAGAAGCCGCTACCGCTGGCGCAACACAGGCCGGTAATGTAGCTGCTCTAAACAAGGTAATTCTTCCAGTGATTAGACGTGTAATGCCAACCGTTATTGCTAACGAGTTAATTGGCGTTCAACCCATGACTGGCCCAGTTGGCCAGATTCATACATTACGTGTACGTTACGCAGACAGCTTTAATAGCTCAAGCGGCGTAGACACATCAGCTGGTGAAGAGGCATTAAGTCCCTTCAAAATTGCAGCTGGTTATTCTGGTAATGCAGCCGATGATAAAGCATCATATACAGCTTCCCAAGAAGGGTTGGCTGGTAACAAGCTAAGCATCCAGATCATCAAAGAAGTTGTAGAAGCAAAGTCACGTAGGCTCAGCGCACGTTGGACCTTCGAAGCCGCACAAGATGCACAGGCAATGCATGGTCTTGACGTTGAAGCAGAGATTTTAGCTGCTCTAGCACAAGAAATTACAACAGAAATTGATCAAGAGATTTTAACATCATTGCGTTCACTAGCTGGACAAGATGCAGTTTACAATCAGAGTGCAACCTTTACAGGTACACCTCATTATGTAGGCGATCGACATGCAGTACTAGCAATTCAAATGAACGAGCAAGCAAACCTAGTAGCAGCCCGCACACGACGTGGCGCAGCTAACTGGGCAGTTGTTTCACCAAGTGTGCTAACAGCACTACAAAGTGCAACAACTTCAGCATTTGCACGTACAACTGAAGGCACATTCGAAGCACCAACAAACGTTAAGTTTGTAGGTACATTGAACGGTACAATGCGTGTTTATGTTGATACATATTACAGTGACGGTGGAACAGGCGCAGACATCCTATTGGGCTATAAAGGCTCAACAGAGACAGACGCAGCTGCATTCTACTGCCCATACGTACCACTGATGAGTAGTGGTGTCGTAATGGATCCAAGTACATTCGAACCAGTCGTATCATTCCTGACACGATATGGTTACAAGGAGCTAACTAACACAGCAAACTCCTTTGGTAACGCAGGCGATTATGTATCTGGTATTTCCGTATCAAATCTAGCTTTCATTTAATAATAAGAGTTAGTTTATATATTGAAACCCGGGTTATAACCCGGGTTTCCTTATGAGTAATCGTCCAGCGAATAGATAAATATAATATATAGTTATTAAAGATAGGATTCGGAAATATGGCAAACAGCTCTGTTAAAAATTTAAATATCGATGGTAATGTTATTATTTCAGGAAGTACAACATCTATAGATGTACAACAATTAACAACTGACGATAATAATATTACATTAAATGATATAGCCGCACCGCTTGATGCAAATGCAAACGCAGGTGGTTTAACTCTTAAAGGAACTACTGATCATACATGGAATTGGTTAGATGCAACTGATAGTTGGACAGCAAGTGAGAACATAGATTTAGCAACAGGTAAAGAATATAAAATTAATACTACATCAGTATTAAATGCTACTACATTAGGTGCAGGAATAGTTAATAGTAGTTTAACAGATGTTGGTACATTAACATCTTTGCAAATAGATTTACTTTATCTAGATGGTAGCCAAATAGGTTTAAAAACAACAGACGAAGATTTAATAACTTTAACAAATAACACAGTAACCGTAGCAGGTACAGTTGCCGCTACACAACTTACAGGTGGTGGCACAGGTATTACTGGTCTTAGTACTTCTAATATTACTGTACCAGCATCACCGGGTGACTTTCTTTATAATAATGCTGGCGCATGGGGAGGAATTACTCCTCCTATATCAGTTGCATTAGGTGGCACAGGTGCCGCAAATGCCGCAACAGCAAGAACTAATTTAGGTGTAACAGCAACAGGTACAGATACAACATATGCATATCGTGCAAACAATTTAAGTGATTTAGCAAGTGCATCTACAGCAAGAACTAATTTAGGATTGGGTACTATGGCTGTAGAAACAGCCACTGACTATCTTACAGTAGCAAATGATTTAAGTGATGTTGCGTCAGTATCACTTTCTAGAACTAATTTAGGACTTGGAACAACAAATAGTCCAAACTTTGGTGGTGTAGGTACAGGATTTATAACTATAACTGCAACGCCAACTAGTAGCCCTGCGGCCGCCCCAACGTTTGCTGGTGTTGTATTTAAAAGTATACCAGTTGCATCTGGTTCAGGATTTAAATGGGTAGTTGGTAATGAGCAAGACGGTGATTTAGCATTTACACATGTAGCACTTAATGATGCTGGTGCTAATGTTGGATCCTCTGTAGGTTACATAACATTGTCTCCCTCTGGTACTAATGTAGATATAGGTAATACAGGTGGTACACCTGTAAACGTTACTATCAGTGGATTAGATTATCCAACAGCAGACGGTACAGCAAATCAAGTATTAACAACAGATGGTGCGGCAACTTTAATTTTTGCTACACCATTGACTACTAATATTACAGAAGGTACTAATTTATATTACACAGCAGCTAGAGATACAGCACAATTTAATACTGATCTTGCTACAAAAACAACTGCTAATTTAGCAGAAGGTGCAAATCTTTATTATACAACTGCTCGTTGGGATACTAAAATGGCGGCCGCTGATACAGCCGATTTATCTGAAGGCACAAATCTTTACTATACAAATGCAAGAGCAGACGCACGTATTGCTTTACAAGTAGGTGCTAATTTAGATTTAAGTTCTAAATCGACAACTAATTTAAGTGAAGGTACTAATTTATATTATACAAATATAAGAGCAGATGCAAGAATAGCATTAGCGAATCTCAATGATTTAGTAGATGTACATACCGCAGCTCCAGCAGACGGTGATGTAATAGCATGGGACAATGGAAATTCAAGATGGGCGCCAAGTATTCATAAAGCTGTAATACTTGCCAATGATGTTAATGATACACACATTGATTGGGGTACTGGTTCTAACCAAGTAAGTACAGCAGATATTCCAGAAAGCACAAATTTATTTTATACAGCAGCTAGAGATACAGCACAATTTAATACTGATCTTGCTACAAAAACAACTGCTAATTTAGCAGAAGGTACAAATCTTTATTATACAAATGCAAGAGCAGATGCAAGAATAGCAGTAGCAAATCTCAGTGACTTAGTAGATGTACATACAGCATCGCCAACAGATGGTCAATCTTTATCATGGGATAATTCAAATTCAAGATGGGCACCAGGTAATGCAGGACATGCCTCAACTTCAACATTAACAGAAGGTACTAATTTATATTTTACAGATGCAAGAGCAGATGCAAGAATAGTTAACGCAGGTAGTGCTAACTGGAACACAGCATATACAGATACTAATGCCGCAACTGATGCAGCTACTAATAGTACAATTGTAAAACGTGGCGGTACAGGAAACATTGCTGTTTCAAAATTAACAGCAAATAATGGTGTTATACTTGGAACCATGCCTAGCGCCGCTACTGGTGGAATTCAATGGACTGGTACTGATTTTCATGGATACAATGGTAGTGCTTGGGTATCATTAACAAGTGCCGCTACAGCACTAATTAGTGGTGCAGTTGCTACTTTTACAACAACACCAACAGTAACAAGTACATCATACGTTGATATTGCTGGATATACAACATCAATTACAGTAACAAATTCGAATATTATCAATGTACAAGCTAATGTTGATTTGTCAGGCTCGGGTACTACTGTATATAATATTAAATTAGTAAAAGTTGTAAGTGGTACGTCAACAGATTTATATATTGATGAAGGTGGTGGTGCTACTATACCAAACATTCACCTTAATGCTACATACGCAGATGTGCACGGTCAATCAAACGGTACTGTTATTACATATAAATTAATGGCAAAAGTTGATGCTGGAACACTAACAGTTAATCCAGATGGAACAAACGCACAAATATTTGTACAAGAAATGACAACAACACCAATTACTGTTGCATCTGTTAATGGTGCATCTGGTACAGTTGTATTAACTACATCTAACATTGCTGAAGGTACTAATTTATATTACACAACCGCTCGTTGGGATATTAAAATGGCGGCCGCGGATACAGACGATTTGTCCGAAGGTTCAACGAACTTATATCATCAAGACGACCTCGGTTCTGTTGCTTAATTTATCATACTATAATTGCTATATAGACACAACTAGCATAAATATATAAAACATAGAATTTGTTATGTTTATTGTCTATTGTGATTTATAATAATCGATTAATATAATTTATTAGGAGAAATATATTATGCCAAATTATGCAGTACAACGTCGACGTGGCACTACAGCAGAGCATAGTTCTTTCACTGGTTTAGCAGGCGAATTGACAGTTGATACAACCAAAGATACGGTTATTGTGCATGATGGATCTACAGCAGGTGGTATTCCACTTGCAACAGAAGCATATGTAACAACAGCAGTAGCTGGTGAAAACACACTAGCAGAGATGGACGATGTAGCTCTTACAACTCCAGCAGATGCGTCATTACTACTATATGACACAGGTACATCAACTTGGCGCGATGCCGCCATGTCAGGTCATGCAACAATTAGTGACACAGGTGCAGTTACAGTAGCAGGTGGGGCCGCAACAACAGCTGCCGCATGGGCCACTGCAAGAACATTGTCATTTACAGGAGATGTAACTGGCTCAGGTTCAGTAGATGGTTCAGGCAACGTAGCAACAGCTTTAACAATCGCGGCTGATTCAGTTGCACTTGGTACAGACACAACGGGTAACTATGTTGCAAGTCTATCAGCAGGAACTGGTGTTACAGTAGGCGGCGCCGCAGAAGGCGGTACACCTTCAGTAGCAATTGGTCAGGCGGTTGCAACAGATAGCAATGTAACATTTAACAATGTTATTTGTGATGGTAACCTAACTGTAAACGGTACAACAACAACGGTTGATACAACAACGTTACTAATTCAAGATCCGCTTTATTTACTTTCAACAGGCGCAACAGGTTCAGCTTCGGTTGACTCTGGCTTCATTGTAGAACGTGGTGATGATTCAAACGTAGGTGTTATATGGGATGAATCAGCAGATCAGTTTGCTATGGTACTTACAAATGATACTGGAACAACAGCAGGTAACGTAACTATTGCTAGTTATGCAAACTTCCAGTGCTTAGTAATGACAGGCACAGCAACAGCAGCTCAATATTCAGATCTTGCAGAACGTTATGAAACAGATCAAATCTATACAGCAGGCACAGTAGTTTGCTTTGGTGGTAAGGCAGAAATTACACAATCTACAGACTTATACGATAGTAAAGTTTGTGGTATTATTTCAGCTAATCCAGCACATTTGATGAATGCTCAGGCAGGTACGAACGAAACTCATCCAGCAGTAGCACTTACAGGTCGAGTTCCTTGTAAAGTAATGGGAACAATCCGTAAGGGTGACTTAATGGTTACATCAGCACAGCCTGGTGTTGCTATGTCAGCAGATGAAAGAGTACCAGGTACAATCATTGGTAAGGCTATTCAAGATTACACAGATGGTGGTATCGGCGTAATTGAAATTTTAGTTACATTAATGTAATTTAAAGTTTTTATTAGAATAAATTAAAAAAGAGGATGAAAATCCTCTTTTTTTATTGGGGAGGGCGGTAAATTTGAGGCCTCAAGTTTACCGCTTTTGTTGTAATATTAGCCTGTGTTGGTGTTGTATTAGCCTTCCTGCCCCGTTATAAATATTTATAGAACATACTTAAAACATTATATCACAATTTAAATTTGATTGTAAATTAATTAAATATGTAATAGCGGAGCCAATATTTATGAATATTGATAGAGATTTTATATTTCCTGTTGAGGTATTTAAAATATTTTTACACAATCACGAAGAAATTAATAATGCAATTCTTGAACAATTGTATAGCACATCTGAATATAATGAATATACAACTACAAAAAAATATGAGAACCTTGCTATTAAACCCACTGAAGTTCCATCTGTGCAATATATTCTTTTAAGAGCCATAGCAATTATTGAGAATTTAACTAAACAAACATATCAAATTGATGCTGACGGGTGGTGGTTTAATATTATGAAAGCTGGCAATTCAGTTAATATACATAGTCATAGTCCGGGGCCTGTATGGTCTGGGGTTTATTATGTAACAGCACCAAAAGGCAGTGGTAAAATATGTTTTACACAAAATCGTACACACATTAAAGAATCACGTAAAACTAAAGAAGGTAAAAAAACACACTACTACAAATATATTGGACATAACTTCCAAGAAGTACCTTATACACCCGAACCTGGTATGATGCTAATTTATCCAAGTTGGTTAGACCATAGAGTTAGTATGCATAGTGTTCCAACAGAACGTATCGCAATTTCTTTTAATTTAAAATACCCATTTTCTATATTATAATATATTTTTTATAGCCGATGTTTCCTACTAAATATTATTATAAGTTACATTGTAAATTGTGTGGAAAAATGAAAATACAACAACAGCAAATATTTGCGGCTAATATATACACGACCTTCGTAAATTCTATTGGCGAATCTGACAAACTTAATAAACTCTTATTTAAACAATTTATAGAAAGTAAAAAATTTCATACAT